CGACCTGACGACCATGCTCAACGAGGCGGCGGGTCGGTGTGACGCGCTGGGTCCGTTTTTCGATCCGTGCGACCTGACGCTGGAAGGCGCCATCGACTGCATCAGGAAGCTGGCCGAAGAGGTGTGCGGCATCAACGACATGGTGCTGCGCGCCAACGGGTCGACGCGCGTCGGTGTGGATCTCGGCAAGCCGGGCGGCGACATGTCGGCAGTCGCAGTGCGACACGGCTCGGAGATGGAATACCCGGTGGCGTGGGACTCGCTGTTCTCGTCGAAGTGAACACCAGCCCGTTGCCTGACTGGCGCGGTCACACCTGTGTGATCGCTGCCAGCGGGCCCAGCCTCACCCCCGAGCAGTGCTTCGCGGCCGTGACGTCGAAGGTCAAGATCGTCGCCATCAACACCACGTTCCGCTTGCTCCTCGAAGCTGACGCGCTGTATGCCTGCGACTACCTCTGGCTCAAGTGCCACAAGGCCGAGTTCATGCCGGCCTTCAATGGCCGCGTGTGGACGCAGGATCGCGCGGCGGCCGAGCAGTTCAACCTCAAGTACGTGCGGCACGCCGCTCGAGACGGGCTGGGCCGCGGCAACACGTTGCACGTCGGAGGCAACTCCGGCCACGGCGCGATCAACCTGGCGTACCTCTTCGGCGCGCGCCGCATCCTGCTGATCGGCTACGACATGCGCGAGATCGGCGGCAAGAAGCACTGGCACCCGGACCACCCGGCGCCGTGCGTGCAGAAGCAGCAGTTCGGTGAGTGGATCCACAAGTTCCGCAAGCTGGCCGAGGATCTCAAGGCCGCGCAGTGCGAGGTCATCAACTGCACGCCCAAGTCGGCGCTGCAGTGTTTCCCGATGGGCGATCTGGAGCAGGAGCTCGCGAAGTGAGAGTCGCCAACATCCAAGTCCGCAAGGAGCCGTACTACCGGCGCGCGGCGATCGAGCAAGGCCTGCAGCGCCTCGGCTACACGCTGACCGCCGACAAGGCCCCCAAGGGCCGCGAGTCGCTGCTCGTGCTCTGGAACAAGAAGCGCGGCCTCGAGGAGCAGTGGGCCGACAACTGGGAGCGGCAGGGCGGCACCGTCATCGTGATGGAGAACGGCTACCTGCAGGCGGTCGACAAGACTTACTACGCCATCAGCGTGCACGGCCACAACGGCTCGGGCTGGTTCCCCTTGGGCGTCGAGAACCGGTTCGCGAAGCTGGGCTTTGAGATCAAACCGATGGTGCTGCGTGACGGACCGATCGTGGTCCGTGCCCAGCGTGGCATCGGCTCGGCGCTGATGGCCAGCCCGCCCGGGTGGGCCGAGAAGCTGGCGGCCAAGCTGAAGGCCAACGGGCTGCAGGTTCGCCTGGCGCCGCACCCCGGCGACAAGGACAAGCTGGAGAAGGATCTGGTCGCGCTCAAGGGCGCCAGCCTGCTGCACATCTGGTCGAGCGCGATGGGCGTGCGCGCGCTGGTCGAGGGCATCCCTGTGCAGCACCACGCGCCGCACTGGATCTGCGGCCTCGGCCACCAGACCCGCGAGGACAAGCTGCGGTTCATGGCTCACGGTCAGTGGCACCACGAGGAGATCGCGACGGGGGAGCCGTTTGCGCGCATCCTCGACAACTTGGAGTCCGTGAAATGGGCCTGACCCTGTGGCCGGTCCCCGGCAAAGCCAAGTCGAAGCTGATCTGCAACGCGTTTGCTGCGGGGGCGCCGCGGTCGGCGCAGGGTCACGTCTTCTTCGGCACCGAGGGCGTGATGTCGGCCTTCCAGAAGGCCAAGAGCGGCACCTGGTGGTACATCGACAACTCCTACTTCGACAAGCACCGCGGCATTTACTTCCGCGTGACCAAGAACGCGCTGCAGGTCGACCCCCGCGGTCGCGTCAGCACTGGCGAGCGCTTCGACAGACTCGACGTCCCGATCAGGGCGTGGTGCGATCCGCTCGGCGAAGACACGCTGTTGTGCCCGCAATCCGACGACTTCATGAAGTCGACGCTGGGCCTCAAGGATTACGACTGGACGCGCGAGGTGCGGTCGATCATCAACACCTACGATCGCCCCGACCTGCCGGTGCGCGTGCGGCACTGGAACCGCGACAAGCTGAAGGCCGCCGTCGTGCTCGAGCACGAGCTCCCGCACTGCCGCCTGGTGATCTCGCACTCGTCGTCGGCCAGCATCACGGCACTGCTGGAGGGCGTGCCGTCGATCAGCACCGGCCCCACGGCCGCGGCGTACCACCTCACCGGGCCGCTGACGCGCGAGTCGTTCATCGACCCGCCCCGGCCCAGCTACGAGGACCGCTACCAGTTCGCCAGCGTTCTCGCGGACAATCAGTTCACTCTTTCCGAGTTCAGCACAGGAGTCGCGTGGAAATGGCTGGAAAAGCAGTAGGCAAGGGGTGGTTCTCCACCGCCGGGCGGCCGGGTGATCGCACCCTCGACCAGCAACTCAACGGTCTCGACCGGCTGCTGGGTGCGGTGTACGGCAAGACCGTGCTCGACGTCGGCTGCGCCGAGGGTCTGATCAGCATCGAGATGGCCAAGGCCGGCGCTGTCGCGGTGCACGGTGTCGAGATCGTGCCTGGCCACGTGGTCGTAGGCAACAAGCTGCGCGGCGATCTGCCCATCACGTTCGAAGTCGGCGACGCGAACGTGTGGAGGCCGCGACGCCACTACGACGTCATCGCGATGCTGGCGCTGCTGCAGAAGGTCAAGAACCCGACCGTCGTGTGCGCCGAGATCGTGGAGTTCGCCCGCGAGATGGTCGTGCTGCGGCTGCCGCCCAAGCACGCGCCGACGATCATCGACGAGCGCTCGGGCAACCAGCCGCATCACATCGGCGAGACCATGAAGCGCGCGGGCTTCTACCTCGAGCACGCGGGCTACGACGGCGCCTTCGGCGAGTGGGTGGGCAACTACCGGAGAGTCAAGTGAAGACGCTCCTCACGATGTACCGCGAGATGGCCGACTCCGGCGTGCAGTTCCGCGGCCTCAGCCTGCTGAACAACGCCGACCAGGTGGGCAAGTTCATCAAGCGCCTGCACGCCCAGACCGTGCTCGACTACGGCGCTGGCGCTGGCGACGCGTACCGCAGCCCGCACAAGATCTACAAGACGTGGGGCCTGCCGATCAGCAGCATCACGCTCTACGATCCCAGCTTCAAGCGGCACGAGAAGAAGCCCGATCGGCGCTTTGACGTGGTCGTGTGCTCGGACGTGCTGGAGCACATCCCGGAAGACGAGGTGCCGCGCTTCATCGCCGACCTGTTCAATCACGCGAAGCTGGGCGTGTGGGCCAGCGTGTGCTGCCGCCCAGCGAAGAAGTTCTTCCCCGGCACCGACGTCAACCTCCACTGCACGATCAAGCCGCTGGAGTGGTGGCAGGAGCAGTTCACGCAGGCCCAGGCGCTGTTCACAGACCTCGACCTGCAGTGGGAACTTGTGGAGACACCGTAGTGGGCGCCGGCGACTGGCTGATGGCATCGGGCGAGGCCCGCAAGATCCACAAGCAGACCGGCCACGGTGTGCTGATTGTCAACGCCATGGGCAAGATCCAGAAGTCCGAGGTCTTCGACGGCGTGCCCTACATCCTGAGCAAGCCGCCGGCGGGCAAGCCCTACAGCAAGCTGCGCAACGCGGCCGGTCTGCGTCCCTACATCCTTGCCAAGACGATGGAGCGGTGGACGTGGAAGCCCTACAAGCCGATCCCGGCCGAAGTGTTCTTCACGCCCGAAGAGTTGGCCTTCGCCGAGCCGTTCCGCGGCGCGATCATGGTCGAGCCCAACGTCAAGGCGATCGGGCACAGCAACAAGGACTGGGGCTGGATCAACTGGTCGCAGCTGACGTCGTCCATGCGCCTGGCCGGCATCGGCCCGATCATCCAGTGCCTCGGCCCCGGGCAGAAGGCGCTCAACCACGTCGTCGCGGTAGGCACGCCCACGTTCCGGCACGCGCTGGCCGTGCTGTCGGTCGCCAAGGCCTTCATCGGCACCGAAGGCGGCCTGATGCACGGCGCGGCCGCCGTGGGCACGCCAGCGGTCATCCTGTGGTCTGAGTTCATCAGCCCCGACATCACAGGCTACGCCATGCACCGCAACATCCGGCACGCCGGCAAGCCCTGCGGCATGCGCACGAACTGCCGCGGCTGCCGTGAGTCGATGGCGAAGATCCTGCCAGCGGAAGTGCTGGCCAACCTGAAGGAAATCCTGAAATGAAGCAAGTCAGCGGCTGGTGGATGCCGGACCACGAAGCACACCTGGGCCCGTGGATGGCTCACGCCAAGAACAAGTTGATCCTGAACGGTCGCCAGGCCTACCAGGGCAAGAAGCAACTCGCAGCGCTGAAGCACTGCAAGAAGCACCGCGTCGCGGTCGACGTCGGCGGCCACGTCGGCCTGTGGTCCTACAACCTGGCACACGAGTTCGGTGCCGTGTTCGCGTTCGAACCGGTGCTCGCGCACCGCGAGTGCTTCGAAAAGAACCTCGCCGGTGTGGGACAGCACGTGCACCTCCACGGCATTGCGCTGGGCGCCAAGCAAGGTTCGGTGGCGATGTGGTCCGAGAAGGGCAGCAGTGGCAACACGCAGGTCCGCGGCGAGGGCGACATCCCCATGGAGACCCTCGACAGCCTCGACCTGATCCACGTCGACTTCATGAAGTTGGACTGCGAGGGCTTCGAAGAGAACGTGCTGCGCGGTGGCGTCGAGACGATCACGAAGTGGAAACCAGTGGTCATCGTCGAGCAGAAGCGCGACATGGCCAACCGCTTCGGTCTGCCGCTGCTCGGCGCGGTGGACTTCCTCAAGACCCTCGGCTACAAGGTGGCCGAGGAAATCAGCGGCGACTTTATTTGCGTGCCGGCATGAGCGGGCTTGGTGTGGACGCTTGGCTTGCGCAACGCGAAGTCGAAAACGCCAAGGGGCAAGCCACAGTGAAGCGAGGCCAAACGCACTTAGCCGCAATGCTGACTGAGTTGGCCCACCGCGTCGCCACCGGATCGATGGGCGATGTGACGGATTGCGTAGTGTTCGTGCGCGGCGTCAAGTCTTCGGCAATCGTGACGCTGCCCAAAGAGCCAATGGAAGAGACGCTCAGACGCCTTGAAGACGCAGAGATATACCTGAAAAGCGGCGAACTGCCTCCAAGGGACATGCCATGGCACGGCTGCCCAAACTGCACCGAGGGCCGCAATCCTGAGTGCCCTGAACACGGAAACTACGTATGAAGGTCTACATCGGATACGACGAGCGCGAGCACGAGGCCGCGCAGGTTTGCGCGAAGACGCTGCGCGAGGTCACCTTCGGCGAGATCGAGCCGGAGTTCCTGTGCCTCAGTCGCCTGTACGCCAGCGGCCTGCTGACCCGGCCGCGCGACACCCGCACGCTGCGCGAGTACGACCTCGTCAGCAACATGCACTACAGCACGCGGTTCAACATCTCGCGGTTCCTGACGCCGATCTTGTGCCAAGGCGGCTTCGCGCTGTTCCTCGACTGCGACATGGTGTTCCTGTCCGACCCGCGGCAGATGCTGCAGGAGATCACCGCGGCACATGCGGTGAGCGTCGTCAAGCACGAGCACGTGCCGACGCGCGAGGTGAAGATGCTGGGGCAGGCCCAGCGATCCTACGCGCGCAAGAACTGGTCGAGCGTGATGCTGTTCAACTGCGACCATCCGGCCAACCGGCGGCTGTCACTGTGGGACGTCAACCACCGCACGCGCGACGAGCTCCACGAGTTCTACTGGCTGGCCGACGACGAGATCGGCGCGCTGGCGCCCGGGTGGAACTGGTTGGTGAACGAGCAGCCACGCCCGCAGCCGCTGAACATCGCCCACTTCACCAACGGCGGGCCCTTCAACGAAGGGTGGCCGGGCGCCGAGCACGACGACCTATGGCTGAGGGCTGCTGGCCGCGCTGCCTGAAGGCCAAGCCTTCAGCAAGGCCCTGACGCCGGCCTCGCACTGCTCACCGTCTCCTGCACTTTCTTCACCAACT